AAAGGTTAGTGATACACTAACAATTCCAGACTATGAAGTTTGGCTACCGAAACATGAAGGAGAGGAGATACCGTTTTGAAACCAGAGGCTAAAGTTAAACGTACAATAACAAGTTACCTAAAAAACATGGGTGCATATTATTTTTATCCCATCACTGGTGGGTATGGAGCAAGTGGTGTTCCAGATATAGTAGCATGTTATCAAGGAAAATTTATTGGTATAGAATGTAAGGCAGGGAATAATAAACCTACACCTTTACAAGAAAAAAATCTTAGAGATATAAAAAAGACAGATGGATTAGCACTGGTGGTAAATGAAGAAAATATGCACACAGTTGTTGATGAAATAATAAAGTTTACTGCAAGGGTAGATGTTGAGGGTAAAGAAATAGATATGGATAACATCTACAAGATGATGCAATGAGTTGTCTGGTCGGTACGCTTTCTGGTTGTAGTCGTACCGAGGAGGTCAAGCAGTGAGTGACCTTCGCATTTGCAATAACCACTGCAACAAGAGATAGGAGTTATATGTGACATCATAATATCACACCTCCCTTCTATTGATCTTGTCGAGTAGGGTACGTAATATCTAGCTCCCTTTACTCAGAGGGAGCGATTTAAAAAAAGGAGAACTAAATGGATATAGCTGAAGAATTTAAACTAAAAGAAATAAAGAAGGCTTGGTATGCACCAAACAAAAGAAAACGAGTTAAGACAGAGTCTGGTAAGGTGCAGGTGCAGAAACACGCAGTAAGGAATGATGTAGCAAAACGTGATAAATACGTTGCAAAGAGGAAAACCATACTCGACAAAATAAATAAAAGACAAAAAGCAGTTGAGGAACATAATAAAAAAAGAGAAGATGTCATGCTCTGGACTCTTAGAGAAACAATAGAGTATTTAGGAAAATATGATGTTAGTGCCGAAACTAGACTAACTAATGTAGTAAGTAATATAGTTGTTGGAAAGTATGAAAATGACAAGAGATGATGTTCTAAAAGAGGCAATGAAACTTATAAATGGTGATAGGGCAAAAGACTATGGTGATGCCTATAAAAACCATGAACGTATCGCCAAGCTATGGAGTGTCATCCTAGATAAAGATGTTACAGTAAAAGATGTTATGATGTGTATGATCTGTGTGAAGTTGGCCAGACTAATACACGCAGACAAACTAGATTCTTGGATTGACCTTTGTGGTTATAGTGGGTTAGGGGGTGAGTTATATGGTAAACAAGCAAATGACGATTTGTCCTAGATGTGGACAAGAAACAAGTATGATCCCCGTGCATGGTCATTATCAGTGCGTAATATGTATGAGCATTGTAGATGATTGTTGTAACGGTTTAACTTGTCAGCAAATGCAACAACCAAAAGAGGAGAGAACTAATGAAGAAACTAAAAGAGATATGGGATAGCCAATTTGGTGAAGGTACAAAGTATGACTTAGATTATGGTAAGTTAATGATACTTGCCCTTTGTATTTACATAGCTTTCTTCAAAGACTAATGAACTTAATTACGTTAGACTTTGAAACTTATTACGACAGACAGTATTCGTTGAAGAAGGTAACAACTGAAGAATACATACGTAGTCCACACTTTGAGGTAATAGGTTTAGGTATAAAACTAAATGACGAGGAAACCCAATGGGCAAGTGGTACACACGAACAAGTTAAGGAGTATCTACTTACCTTTCCCTGGGGATCTAGTGTCCTCAATGCACATAACACTATGTTTGATGGAGCGATCCTTAATTGGGTGTTTAATATAAAACCAAAATTGTTTGCAGATACATTATGTATGGCAAGAGCAAAGCATGGTGTTTATTCAAGTGCAAGTCTTGATGCTTTATCTAAAAGGTACGGTATTGGTGTTAAGGGTAAAGAGATACTTGAAACAATGGGTAAACATAGAAAGGATTTTACAGAATCAGAACTTTCTAGGTTTGGCGATTACTGTCTGAATGATGTAGACCTTACGTTTGAACTATTTAAACGTATGGGAAAAGACTTTCCAAAAAAAGAAATGAAGTTAATTGATTTAACTTTGCGTATGTTTATAGACCCAATCTTAGACTTGGATCTGGGGCTACTGGAACAACATCTTATGGAAACACGTCAACGTAAGGAAGATTTATTATCAGACGCAGGAGTTACAAAAGAAACTTTAATGAGTAACCCTAAGTTTGCAGAACTACTTACAAGACTAAATGTAGAACCCCCCACAAAAATAAGTCCTACTACTGGCAAAAAGACTTTGGCACTGGCTAAGTCTGACGAAGAGTTTAAGAAACTTACAGAACATTCTAATGAAAAAGTTAGAGCCTTGGTCAATGCTAGGCTTGGTACAAAAAGTACGTTGGAAGAAACACGTACTGAGAGGTTTATAGATATAGGTAAACGTGGGCTGTTACCTGTACCGATTAGGTATTACTCTGCACACACTGGTAGGTGGGGTGGCGATGACAAAATTAATTTACAGAATTTACCAAGCCGAGGAGCAGATGGTAAGAAGTTAAAGCGTAGTATCATTGCCCCTCAGGGGTGCAACTTGATTGATGCAGATTCTTCACAGATAGAAGCTAGAGTGTTGGCGTGGCTTGCAGAACAAGACGATCTAACAGAAGCATTTAGGAACGGTGATGATGTATATAAGAAAATGGCATCTGTAATATATAATGTTAAAGAAGAAGATGTAACAAAAGATCAGAGGTTTGTTGGTAAGACTACCATACTTGGAGCAGGTTATGGAATGGGTGCAGTTAAGTTTCAGAACCAATTAAAAACCTTTGGCTTTAATATGGATATCAGCGAAGCCAGAAGGGTGGTCAAAGTTTATAGAGATACTAATTGGCGTGTTAACAAGTTATGGCGTTGTGCTCAACACTACCTGAAGAGCTCTGTGAATGGAGAAGATAAACCTTTTGGGTTACACGGTATTCTTAATGTTGAAAACGGCAGAATAAAATTACCATCTGGTCTTTATATAACTTACGACAACTTGAGGACTATACAACAAGAGGGTGAACACGAATATGTTTACACTACACGCACTGGGGATACACGTATCTATGGTGGAAAAATAGTAGAGAATGTATGCCAAGCTATAGCACGTTGCATAATTGGTGAACAGATGCTACAAATAGCTAAGAGGTATAGAGTAGTTTTAACAGTTCACGATAGCATTGTTTGTTGTGTAAAAGAAGAAAACACAGAAGAAGCACAACAATATATAGAAGAATGTATGAAGTGGACACCAGACTGGGCGAGTGGTCTACCCGTAGACTGCGAGTCTGGTATAGGCAAATCATATGGAGATTGTGAATAATGGAAAAGACTGACAAAAACTATAGAAAAGTAGTGGGAGAACTTACAAATATTTATGAGAAAACTTGTAAGGAAAAGTGGTATGATACTATAAAACTTATTGAGAGAGAAGCTCAACCATCAGAAGTTGCTTTTATAAAAAAGCATGACGATATATTCTATAAGATGTATAAACAAGGTTTCCACAGAGGTTGGAAAGCTGGAGGGTACATGGTCTATGATCTTATGAGTCACATCTTAGGAGAAGATATAATGACTAGTAGCGATATGTGGCACAAAATGCACGTAGTATTAGATCATACGGAGACTAAGCAGTGAGCATAACCCCTTGGTCTTTCAGTAGATTAAAGGCATTTGAACAATGCCCCAAGCAATTCTTTCATTTAAAGATAGCCAAGGACTATGAAGATAAAGTATCAGAAGCTATGTTGTATGGTACAAAAGCTCACTTGATTGCCGAAGAATATATACGTGATGGCAAGCCAATACCAAAAGCTTTTGCTTACATGGAGGGCCCTTTACAGGCTCTTAGTAATAAGCGTGGTAACAAGTTTACAGAAATGAAGTTAGGTCTTACAGCAGAACTAAAGCCTTGTAAGTTTAATTCTAAAGACGCTTGGTTTAGAGGTATTGTTGATTTGGTTATTATCAAAGATGATAAGGCATTGATCGTGGATTATAAGACTGGAAAGAATCCGCAAAATGCAGATAAAGGTCAGCTTGAGTTAATGGCTTTGGCTATATTTAAATACTTTCCATTCATAGATAATATAAAAGCAGGGTTATTATTTACTGTAAAAAGAGTGTTTATAACATCAGAGTATAATGTAGCAGATAGTGAAACTCTATGGAAGAATTGGAAAGAAAGACATGATAGAATGAAAATGGCTTTGTCTTCTAATGTGTGGAATCCACACCCAAGTGGTCTTTGCTATCGTCATTGTCCTGTGGTAGAATGTGCATATAATGGAGCGAATAGTTAATGTTAGTAGATTTAAATGAAAGACAAATACAATTAATATTACAAATGTTAAATTTTAAATTAGATAAAAAGATGCCAATGCCAGAAGAAGACATAGCAGAATTAAATAAAGCACAAGTAAGACTGTATGAAACAGTACAAAAACATAAAAATAGATGATATGGTTTTTTATATTGTCTATAGCAGTAGCACTAACTTTCGTATTAACAGGTTTAATATGGATATTGAAAAACAAAAATGGGAGTAGATACTAATGCCCTATACTAAGTCACCAAGACCTTACAAGAAGGAATATAAAAAGCAAAAAGAAAGAGGTGAACATTCAGATAGAATGGAACGCCAGAGAGCAAGACGTGCAT